CCGCGCATCGCCGGACACCCGCGCATCGCCGGACACCCACGCATCGCCGGACACCCCCGCATCGCCGGACACCCGCGCATCGCCGAACACCCACGCATCGCCGGACACCCGCGCATCGCCGGACACCCACGCATCGCCTGATTGATCCAGGTTTTCTTCTTTCTCAACCCAACCGCCAAGATCCCCGGCGCTCACTGATTCAAATGAAATCAGGGCGCGAATGCGGAAAAACGTTTTCCCGAAAAACTCCTTTGTTAATTCTGTTAACAGTTCATATTTTTTCATTTCAATTAATCCATTTAAATTAATGATGGTGTGAATAACGCTGCCTGTTTGATACAGCTTGTTTTAATGCTGAAAAAGGTTGATGCGCTTTCATGTATCGAGCGCAGCAATCAGAGTCATTACAAAAATACAGAGTGATAAAACGTTTATATTTTTTAACTTTTCGCGAATTAAGGTCGCAGATTTCCCTGCGCTTCATACAGCATGCGCAATATTGAAACTCCATCTTCTTTGCCTTAATACCTCCCCGAAGGGAGGTGGTTATTATTTTCCGCTTTTAAGTGTGGGCCAAACCAACCAAACAAGAGCACCCACGAAAAATGCATCACTAACAAACGAAAGGATATAACTGGTGAAGTCTGTCACTACGGACATAAACGCCAGCAGCAGAACCAGGGCGATGCGCAGGGCATCTGGCATATCTTTCATTACAAATATTGATCTAACGGAAGCTGGAGTGATTGAGCAATCTTTTTGAGAGCGCTTTGCTCATCCTCACCAATTCCATCGTTATCAGCAATATCAAGGCACAAGCAGAGGACATCAACAGCCGCAGGCGAGCCAGCAACTTCGGAAAGTTGACGCATGGCTTCTGCGTGCGCACTGCGCGGTGATGCCTCATAGCGTGCGCGAATGTTACTGCTCATCTGAGCAATTTCACCAGCGAACGGCGCGAAAGCGGGAAGGGCCGAAATGGTTTTCTCAAGTACCGCAATTTCTTTAGCGTCGCAAGTGCCGTCAGAATACGCAATATCGTAAGCACCCCAGACGGTAGCTTCTACATCATCGCGGTTTTCCATTTTTTTAACTTCGGCAACAACTTTGCGAGCTTTTTTTCCGAATCCGAACATTTTAATACTCCGTTAAATATGCGCACAGGCGCGTTTATGATGTGTTAAACCCTGCCATTTCTGGCATTTAATAATTCAATTAAAAATTTTTAGCGCTCCAGACCTACTACATCCAGACCATCAAGCGGGAGAACCGCTTCGGCCTCGCGGCATTCAGCGTTAAAATATCGCTCTTCAAAAATAACCTGCTGACATTCGGCCTGAGTGTCATACACGCCTTTAATAACATCGGTGCAATCAGAATTAGCCGAGCAAATAGTTAATACGAGAGCGAATAACGGACTCATGATGCACTCCCATTAATATTGCTTTGCTCATTAACAACCCTGGTCATTAACGCCACGAAGTTTTTATCAAGGCGAGATTCATCAACCATTCTCTGGTCATTAATAATTTCACCGATTTCGTGTTTATTTTCTGCAGCAGTTGCGCGAGCAGCCAGGACACTGCGATCAATATTAAGCATTTCGGATCTCCTCCCGGAGCTGAGTGCCGGTAATTTCAAGAGCTTGCTCAAGCCAGCTATAACGAGATTGAAGACGGGAGATTTTGCAAGAGCGGCACATACTATTACGCGCCGGGTCGCGGGTAATCTGCTCGCAGTCACTGCAGATATTAATCTGCGTGTTGTTGCCGAACTTAGCTTCAATCGCCTGAACTGCGGCTTCAAGTTCGTCATCCCATTTGAGTGGCTCAGTCATTTTTATCTCCCGCCAGTTGTTCGGAAAAACCGAACATGTGAGGCATTGTTACAAGTTGAACTATCAAGGATTGCTTGACAGCTCAGTTGTAAACTCCTGGATTACAACTGAGCTGTAAGGGCTTAGATAACAATGATTCCGACTGCAGCCAGCTCCGCTTTGATTTCTCTATTTTGCTTAACCAGCAAATCCACGATTTCCGTACTGCTCTCAACTTCATAGCCTTCATCGATATTTTCCTGCATCAAATCGATGTCCATGTTGTTGCGTTCGATGATTTTGATTGCTGCTGCTGTGTTCATGTTGTTCATCCTTGTTTGGGCCTTGTCGCGGCTAACGGAACTTTTTACCTGTTGCACCGATGTGCTTTGATGGGTACATATTAAGCCTTAGGTTTAATAAATCAAGCTCAGGCTTAATAAAAATTTGACAAAAAACTTAACTTGATGAATTTTAGGCATAAAAAAACCGCCTTTCGGCGGCTTAACAGGGTGGGTACGGGTTAGGTGTATTTGATTATAACTGATGCGGCAATCGCGATTACCGTGATTAATGCACCGATAATAGACCAAGTCTGCTGGCGCAGAATACTGTGCATGTCAGACGATAGCTGACTGACGTCAGTTTTCGTGGAGTAATTGGATTTTATGATTGCGATATCAGTCTTAATCACTTGAAAATCATCTTCTAACTTCTTGATCCGTGTCAGCATATCATCACCTCCTCCGCCGGAACCGTCTGGGGAGCCGGGCCAAATGTTTGGGCCAAATTTATAGATGGGATCAGCCATGATTATTGCCCTCAGTTGCAGCATCGTCAAGGCCCCACTGCGCCATCTGTAGGTGAATGACACTGTGTGAATGGAACCGAATATAACCACAAACATTGCAGCAAGCGTAAACAACTGGGGTTCCGCCGACAAACGTTGTGGTTCGTCCGGTCTCTTCGTCCAATTGAGCAAAGGGAAAGTGACTAACAACAAGATCATCAGAATTAGCTAAAGTAGCCATTTTGTATGTGGCGCTTAGATTCCAGTTTGCAGAATCGCAGACCGGACACTCCACTTTCGCTTTGATTTGCGTAAGGAAGCGCATGAAAACTTCATTGGTGATAATCAACACAATTTCCTTATGTGATAAATAGTTAACACCAGAGGCTTACGGCTTAATTAGTTTCCCTTGCCGTTAGGATTGGCATACTTCTCATAAAAACCTATCAATTCCTGCAAGCGCATCTCAAATGCTAATAGCATATTTTTACGCTCAATCGGAGGAAGACGATTGAACACCTCTAACAGTCGCTTTTCATCCGCAGAAAGACCGGAATCCAGTACCTCAGGCTCCCCAAGTAACCAGGGTAGCGAGATCTCCAAAGTAGAAGCAATTTTAATCGCTGAGTTTTTACTGATACTCCCGCGCTTGAACCAACCATTAACGGATTGGGGGCTTACATCTGCGATCCGTGCTAGCTCCATTTTATTGATCTGCTTTAGCCGCAACAACTCATTGAGTCGATCAGCCAGCGTGCTCTGGGTTTCTGGGTTCATCTTCATATCTTGATTATAAGCCAATGACTGATCTCTTTCATTAAGCCTTATGTTGACATTGCATAAGCTTGCGGCTTAATATTAATTTGAAAATTAAACTTGGAGCTTAAAATGACCGGACTTGATAAAGCCATTGAGATGGCAGGAAACCAAGGAAAACTAGCTTCCTTGCTCGGCATCTCAACCCAATCAGTTAATCGATGGAAAAAGAAATACAAGGGTGTAATACCGCCCGGACGGGTAATTCAGGTATTCAACGTCACTGGCGTTACTCCCCATGAGCTGCGCCCTGACTTACACCCAACCCCAACAAGCGGCATTACTCAAGATACCGCCAAACAACGCAAGGACAGTGATTAATGGAAATCAAACACGAACACGTTGAGGCTGTTGTTCTGGCCTGGGCGGCGGAAGTAGGGCAGGCGCACGTAGCCAACGTCATCACCCGAGAATACATCAGCATGGGTGGCTCTCAGCTGCCGCTGGTGGAGGGCAAGACCTGGAACAACCAGCAAAATATCTTCCATCGCTGGCTGCCGGGCGAAACACCGCTGCAGCGCGAAAAAATCCGCATGCTGTTACCGGCAATCCTCGCAGCTCTGCCGCGCAGCGTTCGCCACCGCCTGAAAATCTATGACTCGCTGGAGCGCCGCGCGTTAATGGCAGCACAGGAAGCCCTGGCATGCGCCATTGATGCGCATGACGACGCTTGCGAAGCCGTATTCAACGAAGCGCAGCGTAACGCCCGCCAGGCGTCTCCGCTCGCTCACTGAGGGAAATAGTCATGTGTGACCGTTTAGAGCGTCTGCGCTGCGTGTTACAGCGCAATACACCCGGAGCCATGCCATGCACATGCGGTTTCGTGAAAGTTGCGCCGCGCCGCTTTAAAGACTCATACGGTCGCGGGGTGACAATTCTCAAGCAGACGGATAGCCGCGTGACGTATATCGGATTGTTTCCACGGAGGCCGTTGTGTTGTGGCTTGTAACTATCGCGCTGGTGATTCTGATCGCCTGGGGCATTTGTGCAGCGCCTGGGCGTCCATGGGAGGACGAAGACCATGAGTGATATTGCTAAATGTCCAGATTGTGGAATGGCGCCCGAATTCGTCTGGCGGGGAACCGGCCCGGCGGTTCGGTTTGCAGCACTGAAATGCTCAAACAATCACTATCGGGTTGAAATCGGTTATCACGATGGCGCACAGGAAACGGCGCGTAAAAACCTGATTGTGAAATGGAATGAAAAAGTTAACGGAGTGAAAAAATGAACTCAATCGAACAAATCACAGCTGCGTATCCGAACGTAGCGAAGCTGGAATCACAGGCCGGGCGTGAACTGCTGGCGGCGATGATGCTCGAGATTGAGCAGGGCAAAACGCGGGAGAGCCGGTATGCGGAGCTGGTCGAGAAGAATGTCGATGACACGTTAAAACTCTCTGCTCGGTTGCTGGCACTGGTTGCGGAGAATGCGGGGCTGAAGAATGCGTTTGGTCCCGGCGATTCAGTACTGAATTTTCTTACTATCGCATTGCGCCACACGACCTATGACCAGATTGACCTTGATGACGTCACGTTGGCTTTCAAGATGTCGCTACCTGAAACCCCAGCCACCGATCGCTTTATCTCAGATGTGAAGGCTCAAGGTGTGGAAGCGTTTGCCGACGCATTACGGTGTCCTGATCTCGACGTGCACATAAGGGAATTCGCACAGCAGTTGCGCGGGGAGGGAAAGGCATGAGCATCGTTGACGATTCACATCTGACTGATGAAGTCGTGAATGAGGCGTTCCTGGGCACAGACTTCGGGCGCACCGACTTTCGCACCATTCTGGCAGAAACCGTTATGAAGCGTGCCGCTGGCTATCACTCTGGCTGGACGGCTACAACTATCTGCATGGAACTCGGCTTATTGAGCAATAAGAACCAGAGCGCAACAAAGCTAGGCCTGACGTTCGCTTTTCATCACTACTACAAACCGTGCGTTCGTGAAGCGCTGATGCCAAAACAGGAGCGTGCAGCATGACTACACCAATGACCAAAGATGCGCTGGCACAACTTCGCCTGAAAGCGGAGCGCGCAACGAAGGGCGAGTGGTGGTCCGATTCAGTCGGAAATGAAGGCACTTATGGCTCTGGTGATGACTGCGTTGAGGGGTTCACCTCTTATGCCGTTTACGATGAAAACAATCAAATCCTGATGGATACGCTCAACTCTTCTGCTGCATGTATTCAGGAAGAATATGACGGAGAAGGCCATGTTGCCTGGGATGAAGTTGGTCAGCGTAACGCTGAGTTTACCCTCAATGGCGCAACCGGTGCAAACTGGGTTGAGGCGGTAAAGGGCACGCTTCAGGCACTTCACGCGAAAAACTACCGGGATCCAGTTACGCTGTATTTTAACTACGACGACTGGTTTTATGCATCCGTCACCGATTACCAGGCCAACTACCCGAAAACTATCCTTGCGCGGGTTATGGAAATTCCCGGTATTCAAACTATCGTCCCGGCGGGTAGCGTTCCGGCAAGTGAAATCCTCGGTATTGTGAAGCGTCCGGATGTAGCGCAGGTGCTCAACGGCATGCCGATGACCACCCGTCCGAAGTCGCGCCGCGATCCGGAAGATGATTATATTTTCTCTGTGCTGGCCGCCGCCGCTGTGCAATACAAACACGACTTTATCGGCCAGGCCGGTTATGTCCAGTTCACTAAATAAGGTCTACGACAATGGAAAGTGAAGACAAAAAATGGCTGCTCACGCATGACAGCCACACCCTGAAAAAAGGTGAAGTTTATGAAGGCAAAGAGCTTCCGGCGTGGCTCGTCGGTAAAGCGGTCCCTTTGGCGGTTGATCACCGCAGTGCTCACGATCTTGAAGGTGAAAAGGCGCTGCGGAATGAAATCGAGTCTCTGACCGAGACCGGTCGTGAAGCACAAACGCGCCTAAAAGCGGCTGAGGCAGAACTTGAGAAAAAGGATGGTGAGATTAAAACGCTCACTACCGAAATCGAAGAGCTGCAAAAGGCCAATGCTGAACTGCAGTCGCAGGTTAAGGCACTGAAAAAAGGCTAACCTATGGTTGACAGCGGCATTACCGCTGACCAGATTAAGGCCTACCTCGCCGAACTTGGCTATACCATCCCTGATGCACTCCTGACACCCATTCTCTGTCGTGTAAATTCTATAACCGCTTGCCTCGAGGCTTCCGGTTACGACCCATGCACGCAAACGCTCATCCTGATGTATGCCGCAGCTCTTATGTGTGCGTCATCGGGTGCGCGGCGGATTAAGTCTCAGGGGGCGCCAAACGGTGCAAGCCGATCATTTGATTACGGCGAGGATGCCATGACTGGTCTGCGTCAATCTCTATCAGATCTGGATACCGCTGGCTGCACAGCATCGCTCCCTATTACTGCTGGTGGTAGCCAGGTTGGCTATTTTCGGGTTACTGGGGGGTGATATGTCAGCTACGGCGGCGTGGACGTATACCAATGTCTGTACGGTGTATCCGCGCGAATCAGGTGATAACTGGAACAATACGGTGCGCTACGGCGCGCCGTATCTCATTAATGCGACGTGGGAGGCTACAAACACTGCCAGGGATAGCGAATATGGCAGTGAGCGTGGTGTTCAGCGAGTTATCTATACGGAATGCAAATATAGCGGTGAGTTTGTGCGCGTTCCCGTAGAGGATGATTATCTGGCGCTAGGAGATACGACGGCGCAGGCCGATCCTCTTGCCGCTGGTGGCGACCTGATTCTGACTGTTCTTGAAAACGATATGAGTTTTTTCGGGGAAGACCCGGATTACGAAATCTCCACATTCAAGAAATGGCAGGGGGGGTGATATGCCGACCAAGGGCATCAAAGAGATAAACCGTAGCTTCACTGCGCTGGCGAATCGCATAAAGGGCCCAATGACCGAGCAAACTCTGACGGCAATTCTGATAGAGGGTGGAGCAGCGGCGGCGGCTATAACGCCGCGCGATACTTCATTCCTCGTTAACTCGATGTACCGGAAAATAGTGCCGCTCACTGGCGGCATGCTCGGGAAAATCGGTTATGCGGCTGATTACGCTGGTTATGTAAATGCCGCATCAGGAAAACTTAAAGGCAAGCCACGTTCAAGTGTTGCCTCATTTGAGACCGCCAGCGGAAAAACAGCGTTCGCCTCCAGCCAGGGTAACTTTTGGGATCCGCATGCTGAGCCAGATTTCCTGCGCAAAGGTTTTCAGCGTGATGCCCTACCGGTCATTAAGCGACTCATCAAAGAAGGATATAGATTGTGAAGCGATCGGAGGTTTATGACGCTTTAAAAAAATGGCTTGAAAGCCACGGCTTCGATACCGGGTATCAGATTCAAAAGCGTCAGTGGAAGGATGCCAAACCATCAGATCGCTTTATTGTCCTGCAACAAAATGATGGCGGTGCATCCGAGCAGGCTGTTACCCGCGACTATTTTCGATTTCTTGTTATTACCGCTCAAAACGATCCATCCCCCGATGATGTTGAAGACCGCGCTGATGATATCCGCCAGGCCATGCTTGATGAGCATCGGACGTGCGCAATCATTCTCATGAAACCCGTTAGTGGCATTCCTGCCATACCTTCTGCGGAAGGGCGGATCATCTTTGAAATTAATTTCCAGGCCATTATTTCACGATAAGGAGAATACTATGGCAGGTTGTGAATCCGGTGCTTTTACCGGGCGTGATGTGATGGTGTATTACTACATCGACTGCCCGGCCAATAAGCCCAGTACGGACAAATATAAACGCCTCGGCATGATGCGCGGTAAGACGCTCGGTGCTGAGTGGGATACAGCTGATGCCACTGGTGATATGAGCCCATCCTTCACTAAAGAGAACCTGACAACGTATAAATCTGTCAGTTTTTCCGGTGACGGTGTGTCACGAAAAGAGGAAGTCTATAACCAGGCTCTTCTCAAGGCGCACGTGTTTAACCCTGGACCTGAAACGAATAATCAGCCGTTTGTGTGGCTCAAAATCGTTTCACCGCTGGACATTACAGAAGGTCCGTTCCTGATGCCGAAGTGGGAAGACCAGGCCCCATTTGATGACGTTGCGACGTGGTCAACTGAGGCGTCCAGTGCTGGTGGAGTAACTGTTAAGCCACTTACCGGCACGATCAGCATTACCACTCAGCCCGTGAGCAAAAACCTCATTGAGGGGGATAATCTCTCACTGTCTGTGGTGGCAACTTCCAGTGATGGCTCTACGCTCGCATACCAGTGGCGTAAAGACGGGACGGATATTCCCGGGGCAACTTCGGCGACTTACACTAAATCCTCTGTTGTGGAAGCGGATGAAGGGACGTATACGGTCATCATTGCATCCAGCACAGCGGGTGCGGCTGTATCTGCTGCAGCATCTATTGTTGTTGGTGCGCCAGCATAATGGGGAGGGGCTTCGGCCCCTGTTTCTATGATGAATGCGGAAATAGGTCAGATCCAGATCGGCTTCTCCGGGAAAGATTACTTTTTCAATCCATCACTTCTGGCAATGACGCGAATAGGCGCACCGGGAGAGATTATTGATCACTACGTCAAGGTTCATGGCGGGCATTACCCGCAAAATCCACCTCTAAACGCCATGCTGATGAAAATCATCAATTCGCCGGTGTATGGTCGCGCCATGCTCAGTTCGGCATTAATCATCATGCAGGCGTGTAGTGATGATGACGTTACGCTGCTGGCGGGTGAGTTCCGGTTTAATGCTGCAAAAAAGCAGATTTATAAGCCAGGAGCAATGAGCACGCAGCAGATCATCATTTTCGCTCAGCACCTGATTCACCACGGCGTGACCGGTGATAACGCCATTCAGTCGACAGGAAAGGGTGGGGAGTACTCCGCGCAGTTTGATGCGCGCGCGCTGGTATATTCACTCGTTGCCCATCTCGGCTTATGTGAAAATGAAGCCTGGGGCATGACAATGACGGCAGTAAACTACCTGATGCAGGCAAAATACCCGGAACTGAATAAGCCAAAAATACCCTCTCAGGACGATTACGAGAAGGCAATGGCGTGGGCTGACGCGGTTATGGCAATGGATGTGTGATGAGGCTAATAACCCCGAACCATGCATCCGGGGTTTGCGTTCAGAAATTAGCGCGCGTAAATTTTGCCCCATTTCGTTTGCTGCCTGGATGCCGCATTGCAGGCATCAACAATCTCGGCTGAACTGAGAGAGCGAAGGGCTTCATGGGGCATGGTGACGTAACCCGCCCTGGCGCACATTTCCTGGTAACTCTCAAAGCAGATAAACGTCTCACCCGGCTGGCCAATCCTGATATCGATGACCTGTCCACCGCTCACCGTCGTCAGATACTGAAAATCGATACCGATCGGAAAAATAGGGATTGCCGGTGATTTTTCTCTCTCAAGCAGTTCTCCCTCAAGCGCCAGTCGGTGAACGTACTCTATCGCTGCCGGGAGGGTTTCTGGTTTCAGGTTTTCGATAGACTCAACGCCAAATCGCTGGTGGATGAGTGAATAAGCTTCGTCGTAGGGCAGGGATCGTTTGCTCACCAGTAAATTGACAGCATCGCGAAGGGGTGTACGTTCGTTTACCGTGGTTTTTGGTGCGGTAGTGACCAGTGAATCATAAGCGCGGATTACGGCGAGGTGAAATTTAGCGCTGACCCACATTGCGTAGGCATAAACCAGCTCTTTGCAGACATAGGTGCCGCCGCGACAGCCGCGGCGGGTGGTGGCTGGTTCAAATACAGGATTTCCTGTATTTAGCGCAATTCCGCTATTTACGATTTCTTCTATTAATTCAGACGTTTGCTGTAGAGCCAGCCAATATCGCGGCTGATGTCGCTGCTCATTACCGGACGCTTTATGAAGATCGTTAACTGAATAACGACTCTCGCAATCTTGGTGTATGACGATATCGGAAATGGTGATTGGATTAGTCATAATGACCTCGTTTATTTTTTCGATTCACCACTATCGTAGTGGTGCCGGGAGGTTCGAAACGGCTAAACGAGACCGTGGACTTATTCCCCATTGCTGGGTGTTGTATTCGTCGCCCTCCCGACATTGATCGGGGCGCGACCGCGCAATGCGTTCGCTGAATGACAGGCATAAAAAATCCAACACTGACGGGGTTGGTTCTGACCGCGTTTAAGAGGTTTCGACACCTCATGCGGCGCACTTTAACGCAAGACCGGGCAGCGGTCAATACGGATACTCAGGATGATTTTTAAACAAGGAGTATCGAAATGAAACGGATAGTAATATGTTTTTTAGGGATTTTAATGCTTTCTGGGTGCACGCCAAAAATAACGCACATTGATTATAATGAAAAGTCATTGTCTCTTTCACTTGGAATGAGCAAATCAGATGTCTCACTTACAATGGGATCTCCACGGCGAACCGATGTTAACCCAGAAAGGGAGCGATGGATTTATTGGAATCCCGTGCTTATTGGCTATAGCTATATGGATAGTGAACAATTAGCTACAGATAGACTGGTTATTACTTTTGTTAACAACAAAGTAACAAAGTGGGGGAATCAGTCATACACGGATGATGCAATGGAAATGAGCCAAAAAACAACCGAGACTATCATCAACGCATCTAAAAAATAAAACACAGATCAAACAACAAACCTCGCCTTGGCGGGGTTTGTTATTGCCCGGAGAGGGTGGTAAATGATGAAAAAAAATCAACGATCTGTATTCCCCTTGCCACGAAAAACACCCCACATCCCTGATGAAACCATCTTCAGGCAATAGGTGTTCTCTCCATTTGGTCGAAGATTCACCAACAAATCATTATCTGCCCGGCTGGCTGAAATCCTTAGAATAGGCTCGCCAGAGGCATCACACCCTATGGTGGTCGTTGGCTTATTTACGACGGGGTGATGTGATGGTTTCGGATGAGTGAATGCCTTAAACATATATAAAATAATTAATAACAAAACTACAATCATTGATGGAATTAATGATTTTGCGCCTGCACTATATCGCATTTGAACACTCCGTCCGTTGAGTTGATCGCAAATTATCCGGATGCGGGTCTTTATTTGAAAATTGGTAATTCAGATCAATTTTGTGAAATTGATCGTTTAAAACGATCATGTATGTAAATTAATAATTGAAACTTATTAAATTAAATAAAACATTTAATTTATGAATTTATGCGCCCAGAGGACAAGAGATGGCTGATGAAAAAGTTGGTGGTATTTACTATACCGTTGAGGCCAAAACCGCCGCATTGCTGGTGGCGCAAAGTGAAGTGGCGACCGCCAATAAAAACATGCAGCAGGGCTTTGACAAAACTGATGATTCAGTAAAAAAGGTCAGTCAAAGCTTCATGAAACTGAGTGGTGTGGCCAGCGCCGTTGCATCTGCTTTATCGGCGCGCGAGGTTCTTGATTATGCAAATGCCTGGGTAGACCTGAATAATAAGTTGGCGAACTCAGTTAAGGAACTGGAAACACTGACCGACGTTACCCAGCGCGTTTTCAACATCTCTCAGGATACCCGATCCTCCCTGTCTGCCACCGCTGATTTGTATGCTCGCCTTGAGCGCTCCACCCGCGCCGCCGGCGTGAGCACGAAAGAGCTTACGCAGATCACAAAGACCATTAACCAGGCGTTCATCGTATCTGGTGCAACATCAGAAGAGGCTGCCGGGGCAATCATGCAGCTTGGGCAGGGTCTTGCTGCTGGCGCGCTGCGCGGAGAGGAATTTAATGCTGTTGCTGAAAATGGTAGTCGCCTGGCGCTGGCGCTGGCTGATTCTCTGGGTGTTGATGTCGGTCAGCTTAGGCAGATGGCTGCACAGGGCGCGCTCACCACTGATGTTGTTGTTAAGGGACTGCTTGAGCAAGGTAATGCGATTGGTGCTGAATTTGCTAAAACCACGCTCACTATGGGGCAGGCTTTCACGGTCGCAACGAACAACATAACGAAATTCGTCGGCGAGTCCTCCATCGTTCAATCCACCGTGTCGGCAATAAATACCGTTGTTATTTCGCTTTCCGAACACCTTGACGAGCTCTCTGCTGTATTCATAGCGCTGGCCGCAGTTATGGGATCCCGCTTTGTTGGTGGACTAACCGCATCAACCATGGCAATGCTGAAGCAGGCTGCTGTATCGCGTGAGTTGGTAATTTCAGAGAATGAGGCGGCTCAGGCGACACTCAACCAAAGCACAGCTAATCTGCGCGCTGCTGAAATTGCAAAAGCCCGCGCGATTGATGAGATTCGCCTGGCTGAAATGATGAAAGCCAGTGCATTTAGCGAAGGCAGCCTGATTACTGCTGAGCAGAATCTTTCCGCTGCGCGCGTTGCTGCCGCAACAGCTACCGGGGAATATAACGCAGCACTGGCCGCGAATGCTGAGGCACAAACTGCCGCCTCCGCCGCTGCTGGTAGAGCTTCAGCTGCAACCGGTTTAATGCGTGGCGCGCTGGCGCTGGTGGGTGGTCCTGCTGGCGCTGCAATGCTTGCGGCATCGGCTGTTTTCTACTTCTATCAAAAATCAAAAGAAGCGAGAGAGGAGGCTATCAAACTCGCTGATAGTGTAAACAGCCTGACAGCCAAAATGACCGAAATGAGCCATGTCGAGCTCGGTACAAATATCGGAAAATTGCGCGCCGCCCTACCAGAACTGACTGGCGCAGTAAAAGAAGCTCAAGGCGAATTCAAGTCCGCAGCCGATCGCGTGCAGGATTTGCAAAAAGAGGTAAATAACTGGGGCGCAACCACTACTCGTGGAAAGCAGGCATCAGATGCACTTAGCGGAGCTCTGGATGACCAGGCTGACGCCGCAATCAATCTTGAAAACGCCCAAAATCAACTCTCACAGACCCAGGAAGCGATCGGCATGCTTCAGGCTCAGGTGAACGGGCAGATGAATCAGGGCATAGATCTGCTGAAGCGCAACGGTGACAGCGCCGGGGTTGCCTCAGGCCTTTACAGGCAGTTCGGTGAAGCCCTGAATGTTGCTGCTAAGGCACAAGCTAAATTCAATGCGTCATCACTGGAAGTGAAGCGAAACCCAAAAGTACAGGAGGAGCTTGATGGGCTCTTACAGGAAAATGAACTCCTTAAAGAAACCAACCTCCGCAAGAGAGAGCAGCTAAAAATAGAGCAACAGGTGCGTTCTAAGGGTGGTTCTGAGGCTGATGTAAGACTGGCCAGAGAGCGGGCCGGAGCAAATTACGATCTGGAACAGGCTGAAAAATCCAAAAATAAGGCCACCAAAGATGGCAGTAAAGCAGATAACACAGCCGCAACAGAAGAAAAAAATCGCACCAATCAGCTCAAAGAAATGCAAAACGCTTTTGCTGTCAGCACGCTGGAAATGCAGAACCAGAATCGTGCGGCTGCGCAGTTGGCGGCGGTTCAAAAATTAGGAGCGAATGCCACTCAGGGAGAGATTGATGCTGCTCGCGAGCAGGCCGGGGCAATCTACGATCTGAATCAGATGATTAAGGATCAGCAGGCCCTGATCGAAACCAATCCCGTCGCAAAAGAGAATAAATCCTTCGCAGACTCCCAGGGACAACTGGCGCGTCAGAAGGCGCTAAAAGATTCTCAGGGAAAACAGCTCATGAGTGAGCAGGAATATGCCGCTCGAAGTGAAAAATTAGCAGTAGAACACCAGCAGGCGCTGGCAAAAATCAGCGCCAAACAATCCGTAACGCCAATGGCTGCGGCGGCGGGTGAGGTTGATCCCGTTCAGGCCCTGGCTAACGAAAACACCGAAAAACTTGCTCTCATCAAAGCGTACGAAAGTGCTCGCATCATTACCACGGGGCAGGCAAATGAATTGATTGCGACCCAGCAAACACAATATGAGCAACAGCGCCTGGCGGCTCTTGAACAGCAATACCGCGCACAATCTGAGTTGAATGATTTCACCATGAGCATGGTTGATGCTGTCGGCCAGCGTACGGGAAATATGATCACTGGCCTTCTCACGGGAACCCAGTCATTGAATGATGCAATGCGCAACCTGGCATCCACCATTCTCGATCAGGCTGTAGGGGCTCTTGCTCAGATGGGGGTTCAGGCACTCAAAAACATGATTCTTGGTAAAACAGCTTCTACCGCAGCCGTTGCCCAGGCTGCTATTTCAGGACCTATGATGGCATCAGCCTACGCACCAGCGGCAGCCATGGCATCCCTGGCGTCATATGGTTCAAACGCTATTGCAGCGCAAGCTGGTATTGCTTCTACAATGGCGTTAACCAAAACCCTGGCACTGGCTGGCGGACGTCGCTACGGCGGCGGTGTGTCCGCAGGAAATGCGTATCGCATCAACGAAAGTGGTCAATCCGAGGTTTTCCAGACGGCTGGTGGTGCTCAGGCATTCATACCCAATCAATCCGGGAAGGTGATTCCTGCTGATGAGGTAGGTGGTGGCGGATCTTCTCCTGTTAGCGTCATTATTAACAATATGGCCAGCGGAACGCAGGTCGAAAACCAGGGTTATAACCCGGATACGAAAACCATCACCTTAGCGGTAAAGGAGGTGGCGCGCCAACTGCGAACCCGTACCGGTGATGTGTCACGTGCTCTTGGTGATGGCTGGAACACAACAGGGAAATCACAATAATGGCTACAAGCATTAAGTGGCCCCTGGGGCTACAAACCATTCTAAAGAGCGGAAAGGCAAGAAACCAGCCAGCCCGCTTCCAGGTTTCAGATCCGCGTAGCGGGCCACCTTACAGAAAGCGCCTGAGCAGTGACGTGCCGGTTATCTGGGATGTCACTTTTAAGTTTAAGGGTGACGACGCGATCATATTCTGGAGTTGGTTTGAGGGGGCGATTGACTATGGACGAAGTAATTTTATCCTCCCCATTGCGACAGAGTTCGACCTGGTTGAGCATGAGGTTATGTTCCTGCCTGATTCTTTGCTACCAGTGAGTGAAGAGGCGGACGTATTCACGTACAGCGCTCAGATTCTGGCTCGCAAGCTCATCATTCCTGACATGTTCCCGCCAGATATCTGGGTTGATCCGGATATGTGGAGGGAGCGTGGGTTACTTGATATTGCAGTCAACAGGCACTGGCCTAAGGCGGGATAATGCCAATCAGTAATGATCAGCGGGCATTCTGGAGCCAGAAAAACCCCGCCGCAGAATTCGACACAATAACGTTTAATCACCCCGCGTTCGTGGAACCGGTGAGGCTTGTACCAACTCATTGACTCATTCCAGGCTGGCGCTGCGCTACCTGGCAATCAACTGACATTAAGAAATCAGGCATTACACTGGCCGGGGCCGGATGGGGATGGGGAATATTATCGTTGGGATGGCCAGTTACCCAAGATGGTTCTTCCGGGATCAACCCCTGAGAGTACGGGTGAGGTTAAGCCTGGTGCATGGGTTGGAGTAGGGGATGCCGCGCTGCGTACCGATCTGGCATTGCAGGGTGGCGCTGAGATGATCGGCGTGAAGACGCCAGATGGTAGTCAATCAACTGTACAGGATTATCTTGACGAGATTAACGTCAATATAAGTAAAATAGAAGAAGATATTAATTATATTAACGATGATGTAAATAAGGTCTTTTCTTCATCGGATCCTGATAAGCAATATGCTTCATTTTGTGATTCGTGTCTTGCGCTTGGGAAAGAGTTTTTCATAAATCGCGTATCCAGTTCTCATGTCAGCGAAGATGGCGGGGTTTCTTCACTTTATATACTGCAAAAAGAAAATGGAAAATTGGTTTCTAAATACATAATACCGCCTGTAGCGGGTTATGACCACAGGGATCCATCCATCACATGGGAACCTGTAACGCGCCGCCTCGTTGTCACTTCGCAGATGTATGATGTTGCCAATGATGTTTTTAACGGTGGTAATGTATATATTTTCAGTTCTTCTGTTGAATTACTGAAAACAGCCATAATTGGTGCAAATGGATATTTTCAATGGGGTAAGGCATTGCGCACCCCTTCAGGACATATGCTTGTTTCAGCTTACTCAATTAATAATTCGGGGGTTAATATTTATACAAGCGCCGGAACATTTGATGATCCAGGCTCGTTTTCACTGACAAAAACAATTTTTTCAAATGATCCATCGCTATCTCGAAGTGAGGTATCTCTTCATTTTTGGAAAGAGTTTCTTGTTGCAGTGGCCCGTACGCAGGATACAGCGACACAATCGTTACAAAATGCGAGCGTCTCATACACGCGAGATTTGACCGGCAGCGCTGGATGGTCAGTCCCGCAACGGATTGCAATTACCGGTGTAGCTCCCCGAATGACAACCATGAATGATGGTGCTTTATGTTTGACCTTCGGGTCAATAGCCAAGGGGTATCGCGGAAGTGTGGCAGCGGTAATCACCTATGATCTGGTTACGTTCGGCACAGCAAATACAATCTTTTTTGGTGGGTCGGGGGATGGGGGGTATCATGGTATCACCCTGTCAAAAGACGGTTTGTCGGTTTACACATACGTGGAAAGTGAACACCTCATAAAGGCATCAACATATCTTGAATATATTGACTCGAGTGTCGTTCAGATGATGAGTAAGCCATCAGTCGCCCCATTGTCATTTTTTTCCCAGGAGAATGTTACTTACATTGGAGGGCAGCCATTTGGCACGGATTTGGGGGCGGCGGGTGGATATGTGACGATTTTTGTTAAAACCGCCATTAATAACTGCAAAGGAATTCTACTTAACTTGGGCGGAAATATGTTGAGTCCGCAATATCTGCTTCTTGAAAAACCGGATGGCACTCTTTACGCCACAATGGGTAGCGTTGATGTTACATCTACAGGAACATATCTATCGTCAATTAGCAACCTCAACATCCCAAGTGGTCTGTACAGAATAACGGTTCCAACCGCAAGCATTGCAACGGGTAAAAGAGTACATTCTGGGGTTGATACCTTCCCGGATGACCGTGTTTATGGGCTTGTTGATGTAAGCGGTTCTGCAGCAAATTCAGACACGGATGTATTCATTGGGTTTGTAGTGTGAGGTTTAAATAAAAAGTAGAATACTTAACAGTTAAGACTAAATGTCATGACATATAAATTACTAAATCCCCTATTGTCATAGTCATCAATTAAAGCTCGGGGGCTGCATGAAATTTAAGACATGTGAAGAAGTAACCTGCAAAAAAACATTTTTACCCGTAAAAAGAAATCAAAAATATTGTAGTGATGCCTGCCGTATGTGTGCCTACAGAAGGAGAAAAAACGCAGTTTTGTAAATTCGTTATTCAACGTTACGCACTCGAATAACAATTAAGTAGTGCATTAGCAGTTCCATTTACACCCGTCTATACCCGTATTGCTATCCCTGAATCAGGAGGCGATATGCGGGATTTAACAGGCGGTGATAATCAGCAGAATGAATGTAATTCCGCGCATTGGGATGTTAGCGCGGATATTAATATTCATAAAACTGAATCACCCGTAAATAAATACGGGGTATCTAAAATGGAACAACCAGAAGTTCATATCAAAAACGAACCAAAATTCATTGATCATCACACTCCGCATCATTACCCAATGATGCCGATGATGGGCGGCGCTGGCTGCGGTGATGGGTTCGGGCTGGGCGGTGGTGCTGGCGGCGGCTTGCTGCTGGGTGCGTTGCTGGGGCGCGGACTGTTTAACGGCGGGTTTGGTGAAGGGCGTGGCGGTGATAATGATTGTGGTCGTCAGGTATTTGATGCCGCAATCCTGGGTAAACTGGGCACAATTGAAGGCGCTGTTCCTCTGAATGCCGCTCAGACTCAAACGGAAATCGCAGCCAGCACCGGTCTTATCAACAACACTGCACTGCAAATTGCGTTGGGGCAAGCTCAGGCAGCAACTACCCTTGCACTAGGCAATCAGGCACAAGTTGCGGGCGTTAAGGATGCTGTGCAAAACGGTGTCTTTGCAACTGTGCAGGCCGTGCAGACTGACGGCAATCAGACCCGCGCGCTGATTCAGTCAATCGACACAGCAAATCTGAATCGTCAGCTCGGCGTGCTTGAAACGACTCTGTTACTTGAGCGTACCCGTAATGGTTCTCTGACCGATCATCATAGCCTGGTGATTCAGAACACCAACACGGCGAACGCGATGCAACAGCAGCAACAGCAGCAGGGCTTCGCACTGTCTCGCCTGTTTGACCTGTGGCACTCCTGCGATCAGAACATTCGCGCTACTAACCAGGCGATCAACATCGGCGCAGGCACACTGACTGCCAACCCGACCAACACCAACACCAACAATAAAGTTAACTGATCCCGGTTAACCCCCAATTGGCCCCGAAAGGGGCCTCTTTTTAAGGGTGTCATTATGAATTTTTTTGGCGGGTTTAATTTACCGGGCGCGGGCCCGATGAGTAGCTTTGATTCAGCTGGGATGAATAACAATTTTAATCAGTACCTGGAATCGCTCAGAGCGCAGCTAATGCAGCAGTACATGCCGCCGCAGAACCAGAACCCTTATGCACAGGTTGATGCGCGCATTGAGCAGTACATGACACAGAACGGCTATCCACCGCGCCAGCAACAGCCAGCGGCACTGCCAGCGCCGCAGGAGCAGCCACAAAATCCAATGCAACTTGTTACCGCTGCTATCTCAGAATCTGTGAGCGCGGCAGACATGGAACTGATAGCTGCAAACATTGCGCGCGTGCCGGACTGGATACGCAGCAATGAGGGTAAAAAATTTGTGCAGCAGGCAACAGGCAGCATTAAAAAATTTGTGGGAGGGAAAAACAGTGGCGCTGATCCAGTGGCCCCCGAATCCGGGGCCACCACCTGACGACAATGATGACCGGGAATCAATGCCATGGAAGGCAATATGCACGAAAGGAAATAAGTTGAAGTCTATTTGGTTGATTTTTAAGCGGCGTAGGTGATAAATCTTTCCTAAGATTAATGAGTATGATCCGCGCCATTACTGGGCTGAAATATTTTCTAATGTTAGGAAAACAAGCATTAACCAGTTGATTTTTAAAATTTATAAAAGGGAATCGCAATCCCTGTCATTAAGGAGGAGCTATGTCGTCAACCCTACGAGAAGCCAGTAAGGACACGCTACAGGCCAAAGCCAAAACGTATCATTACTATAGCCTGCCACTGGCCGCCAAAACCCTGGGCGATCTTTCCCGCCTGCCAAAATCACTCAAAGTCCTGCTCGAAAACCTGCTGCGCTGGCAGGATGGCGATTCCGTCACCGAAGAAGATATTCGCGCGCTGGCGGGCTGGCTGAAAAATGCCCATGCCGATCGTGAAATTGCCTATCGTCCTGCCCGTGTATTGATGCAGGATTTCACTGGCGTGCCTGCGGTGGTCGATTTGGCCGCAATGCGCGAAGCCGTCAAACGCCTCGGTGGTGATACTGCGAAAGTGAATCCGCTTTCTTCGGTCGATCTGGTCATTGACCATTCCGTGACCGTTGATCATTTTGGTGATGACGGTGCCTTCACTGAAAACGTACGCCTGGAAATGGAGCGTAACCATGAACGTTATGTGTTCCTGCGCTGGGGACAGCAGGCGTTCAGCCGGTTTAGTGTTGTGCCGCCGGGCACCGGGATTTGTCACCAGGTAAATCTGGAATACCTCGGTAAAGCGGTATGGAGCGAACAACTGAACGGCGAGTGGATTGCCTATCCGGACACGCTGGTCGGCACGGATTCCCATACCACCATGATCAACGGACTCGGCGTTTTGGGTTGGGGCGTTGGCGGTATTGAAGCAGAAGCTGCGATGCTCGGCCAGCCCGTTTCGATGCTGATCCCGGATGTGGTCGGTTTCAAACTCACCGGCAAATTGCCTGAAGGCATTACCGCGACAGATCTGGTGCTGACTGTTACCCAGATGCTGCGTAAACACGGTGTAGTCGGTAAATTTGTCGAATTCTATGGCGACGGGCTGGACACGTTGCCGCTGGCGGATCGCGCGACAATCGCCAATATGGCGCCAGAGTATGGCGCAACCTGCGGTTTCTTCCCGATTGACGGCGTAACGCTGGATTACATGCGCCTGAGTGGCCGCAGTGACGACCAGATCGAACTGGTCGAAGCCTACGCGAAAGCGCAGGGCATGTGGCGTAATACGGGTGATGAGCCGGTATTTACCAGCACGCTCGAAGTGGATATGGGCGAAGTAGAAGCCAGTCTGGCGGGGCCAAAACGCCCTCAGGATCGTGTGGCGCTGGGCGATGTGCCGAAAGCCTTTGCGCAAAGCTCTGAGCTGGAACTGAACACCGCGCAGAAAGACCGTAATCCGGTGGATTATACGCTGAACGGACATCAGTATCAGTTGCCGGACGGCGCGGTCGTTATCGCCGCCATCACGTCCTGTACCAATACCTCAAACCCAAGCGTGTTAATGGCTGCCGGGCTGCTGGCCAAAAAAGCCGTTAAACTTGGCCTCCAGCGTCAGCCATGGGTGAAAGCGTCGTTAGCGCCGGGGTCAAAAGTGGTTTCCGACTATCTGGCCCACGCCAAATTGACACCGTACCTCGATGAGCTTGGCTTCAATCTGGTGGGGTATGGCTGTACTACTTGTATCGGGAACTCAGGCCCCTTGCCGGATCCGATTGAAACGGCGATCAAGAAAGGTGATTTGACTGTCGGGGCCGTGCTCTCCGGCAACCGTAATTTTGAAGGGCGTATTCATCCGTTAGTCAAAACCAACTGGCTGGCATCGCCGCCGTTGGTGGTGGCTTATGCGCTCGCGGGGAATATGAATATCAATCTGCTGACCGATCCGCTGGGGCACGATCAGAAAGGTGACCCGGTTTATCTGAAGGATATTTGGCCGAGCGGGAAAGAGATTGCCCGCGCGGTGGAAGAAGTTTCGACCGAAATGTTCCATAAAGAGTATGCCGAAGTCTTTGAAGGCACGCCGGAGTGGAAAGCGATTCAGGTCGATAAATCAGACACCTACGGCTGGCAGCAGGATTCGACTTATATTCGCCTCTCGCCCTTCTTTGATGAAATGGGCGTTGAACCCGATCCGGTGCAGGATATTCACGGCGCTCGCATACTGGCGATGCTCGGCGATTCGGTGACCACCGACCATATTTCCCCGGCGGGGAGCATCAAAGCGGACAGCCCGGCGGGGCGTTATCTGCAAAATCACGGCGTTGAACGGCGCGATTTTAACTCCTACGGATCCCGACGCGGCAACCACGAAGTGATGATGCGCGGCACATTTGCCAACATTCGTATTCGTAATGAAATGGTGCCAGGCATCGAAGGCGGTATGACGCGTCATCTGCCGGGTTCGGAAGTCATTTCGATTTACGATGCGGCGATGCGTTATCAGGAGCAGGGCACGCCACTGGCAGTGATTGCCGGGAAAGAGTACGGCTCAGGTTCAAGCCGTGACTGGGCGGCGAAAGGTCCGCGTCTGCTGGGCGTGCGCGTGGTGATTTCCGAATCGTTTGAACGTATTCACCGCTCAAATCTGATTGGGATGGGGATCCTGCCGCTGGAATTCCCGCAGGGCGTGACTCGCAAAACACTGGGGCTGACGGGTGAGGAACAGGTTGATATCGTTAATCTGCAAAGCCTGAAACCGGGTGCGACAGTGCCTGTCACGCTGACCCGAGCAGACGGTAACAAAGAGGTGATTGAATGTCGCTGCCGCATTGATACGGCGACGGAGCTGACTTATTACCAGAACGACGGGATCCTGCATTACGTGATCCGTAATATGCTTTAA